CGGTTCTCCGAAATACGCGCTTTGGTCTCCTCCGTATGTTGTATGCCGTAGCGGGGGTGGCTAGTGGGGTCTCCGGCGAAACGCCTGCGGAGCGTGGATGCTATTTTCTCCCGCACGTCCGCATCTTGCGCGGATGCCCCCATAGTTGTTGTATGCAGTGTGTTGTAGCAAAGGGGTTCTGTTGTATGCCGCAGCAACCACATGTCTTCCACGATGGCGAGCTTCTGTCCAGGCTCCAACGTCTGCACCACCTCGAAGGACAGCGCGTCTCCTCCGTATTCGTCGTATGCGGCCTGCAGCGCGCTGCAGTGGTGCGTTCCTTTCTTCAGCAGCGCCAAATGCTCCCAACGGCGACGCCCAAAATTCACCGCGCTGCCTATGTAAAAACCTCCCGTAACCACGTTGTTGATGCGATAAATGACGTCTGCCATAAAGACCCTTAGTTATAGTTATATAAGTATAGCACTATCGGGCTTTATAGGTACGCAGGCGTAAAAAAAGGGCCCCGAAGGGCCCTTTCTGTTGCTTTCCTGCTGAATTTAGGTCGATCCAGACGATCCCCAGGCAGCCAACGGGTCCGACCAGCCGAACGAATATCGCTCGCGTGCCTTGTAGCGTACGTTGCCGCTGTCGAAGTCCCCTTCCATGGCCGTCTTCATGCCGACACGTTGGAACATCTTCAACCCGTTCGGGACGTCGGTCAGGATGAACCAGCCGTTGGTGTCCGTCAGGAAGTTGTTGATGCAGTAGCCGCTTCCAATGGTGCCCAGCGCCTTGAGGGCGTTCAGGTCATTGTCAGAGGTACCAACACGCTTGTCGGATCCCAGAACGCGTTTGATCACGAACTGGTACGCCGGTGGCACAACGATCTTGCGGGGTTTGGCCGCAAGCAGCAGACCGCGCTCGTCCGTCCATGCGGCGATCTGGATCGTGGCGGCCTCGATGGCCGTCTCGTTCAGGTCGATACCCACTGCAGGCGAGTTGAAGTTGGCACCCCCGCCAACCAGCGGGTGTCCGACACGGGATGCGGCCGCGTTCACGCCGAACAAGGACACTGCGTCACCGCCCAGGGCGGATCCACTAAAGCCGTTGTTCAGGATGGATGCGGACTTCACCTGCTTGGTGTACGCCATGGCCCGAGCCAGCGCTTTGGTGTAGCGCGAGGACAGCGAGTCATACAGGTTGTCTTCCATTGCCTCTTCGGTGATGGAGAACCCCATTGCGATGGTCTCGTGCACGTAGCGAGCCGTGAACGTTTCCTGCGCATTGTCGTACGCGATGGTGGTGCCCTCGGGTTTCACCGGCGCGGCGCCAAAGCCAGCCAGCTTGGTTTCTTCTTCAAACGAGCGGTCTGACGACTCGGTCTCGAAGATTTCCGTGTGCTGGTTCTCGTACTGTTTGTACGACAGGCCGAACAGCCCATTGAGGCCGGGGAGCAGTTCCTTCAGGAGCTGTGAACGTGAGATAGTCATGCTATATGCTCCTTAAGTTGCCAAGACCGTACGGTTGTCCCACATCAACACGTCGGTGTTGAATTTGACAATCAAGTCGGTGAAGGCGTCGCCGGGGGTGGACGCGAAATCGACAATTCGCATTGCCAGCGTGGTGGTGTTGGCAGGCGTCGATGCGCGGATTGTCGACACGCCGTACGTGCTGAGACCGAAGTTCTCCAGGGCGCAGAACTTGCCTTGCAAGATACGCGCGACAGAGCCTGCGGCCTGAAGCGAGTACAACTGCAACGGATCGTCGCACACATGGATCATGATGTTCGTGTACCCAGCGGTGACGGCGCCCGTCGGCAAGCTGGCTGCGAACAACTGGTACTTCATGACCGGGTCGACGTACGAGACGCCGACGCACACGCCAAGAACACCCGCCGTGGTACCTGCCACAACCGTAGCCGTGGCTGGGGTGGGCTGACCGGCGGATGCGGCACCGATGAGGACGATGTCGCCGGTGCCAATGCCATTGGCAACGTTGACCGTCATCGGAATCTGGCGGACTGAACCGCCGTTGTAGGACCCGGCCCCCAAGTTGTTGATGGGGCGCAGGCCGTATGGGGCTGCTACTGTAGACATAAGTCTCTCCTATCGAGATGAACCTTTACCAAATTCGGATCCGCGCTCCACATCAGTCTTGCGATCTGCGAAGAGGGGCATCCGTGCGTCGTTGTTGCGCATGAAGTTGTTGTCCACCGAAGACATCTGGGCCTGATTTTGGGCTTCGTAGTACCGTTGGCGGGCCTTGGCACGCTCACGGGGCATACGGCACAGCATCAAACCACCCACCTCGACGTTCCCCTGGGCGTTGCCGGGAATGAACAGTTCGGGATGGTCCGCGGCCTTGACCGGCTCCCAGCCGTCACGCAGGCGAACCGACGTGTTGACTGGCTCCAAAATCCCCATTACGTGGGTTGCTACCCACCGATATGAGAAACTCGGGTCCGCTTTTGGCTCTGGCAGAGTGCTCGCAGGAGCATACTCGTAGCGTTTTTCTGTCTCGCGTGAAGTCATTTCACGGGGCGTACGGTCAACAGTGGCCATGTCAATTCTCCTTCTGGGTTTTAACGACCTCTGCGGCGTACTGCTGCAGTGTCATGCCGAACTTTTTGGCCAACGCAACCTGCGTGGCCGTAAGCTGGACTTTCCGTGGGCCGTTGGAGCGCGCCGCCCCTGCGACAACACTTCCTGGCTTTCTGGCACCCGAAGAAAAACTGCTCGGGAACGTTTTGCGCATTGCTGCGTCGATTTGCGAGTAATACTCGGCGGTTTGGGTGACCCCCTCCCCGTGTTCCTTGACCAATTTCTGATGCAGCCCGAGTGCGAAGCCGGTCATTGCTTCGTCGCCGCTGTCACCAAACCACTTGTTCCTGTCCAACCAATTTTGGGTCCGAGAATCGAGGAATGGTGCAGCGGGTCGCGCCGTTGGAGGCGACTGTAACTCAACTTTTTCAGTTTGCACAGGCTCTGTGCGTTTATTTTGCAGAGTGGCCTTGCGAAACTGCGCGTCGTTGAGTTCTTCTTGCGCGGCAACTATGGCGTCGGTGTCAAACGCCTCGTGCGCGGCCTTGAGCTTGGCCCGGGCCCCTACCAGCGCGCCGTCGGCCGACTCCAGGGCCTGTTTGTTGAACACTTCGACGCCCCGGCCCAGCGCAGCGCGCAATTGGTCGCGTTCTTCCAGCGTTGAGCGGGCCACTTGCTCCAGCTCATCGCGTTCACGCTGCAATGCGTCCGCGCGGCGGCGTTCGTCGTGCCGCGCATGGGTCAGTTTGTTGATCCGGCCGCGAACGGCGTCAGAGTACCCTGTAAGTTCGTCGTCAGTTGGGTCCTCGACGCCTTCGGTCAGCGGTTTGCGCCCCTTGTCGGCCGCCGGAGTGTCATCAATGACCTCCACCTCGACGTCGCCGCCTTCGGCAAACACGTCCGTCTCGATGCCGCCCGACTTGTCGGCCGCAGTGCCTGCCTCGTCGTCGATATCAACCACGTCGCCGTCTTCGTCCGGGAATTTGAATGCGGTGTTGGACATGTTTTCTCCTTTATGCACGCGATACGCCGCGCGGATCCTCGATAACGCCGTCGACTTGGTCGTCGTTGAGCAGGCGGAACTCCTGCCCGAACAGTTTGAAGCGCGTACCTGCGTAGGCACGCACCAAAACGAAGTCGCCCTTCTTGCACCATGGGCCCGAGGGGAACTTTGCTTTGTCGGTGTACGCGTCGGGGCCCAGTTTGAGCACGAAAAGCACGTGCGAGGTCTGCTCCTCCGTTGATTTGAACGTCTCCGCCTTGATGATGCCCGTACCGTCGAAGGTCTCCTTCGCCTGCGGGATCACACACAGGATGCGCCAGCCCGTCGGATCCGGCACCACCTTGGCCCTGACCTCATCCGGAGACTCCTGCGCAGGCTTTTCCAGCGCTGCTACCCAGGGTACGTTGTACGCCCGACCATCGAGCCCAATAATTCCGCTCATGTCTACCTCTTTGCATGGCGTACCGGCCAAGACGGGGTGGCGCCGACCCACCAGAAGCGGCTATTCAGTGTCGTCGCTTTCTTGTGCGCGGCGAATGCGCTCTTCGACTGCGTTGATCTCGTTGACGGCGGAGGTCAGCCCAAAAATCTTGCCGCGTATGTACTGATCTTCGTCGCGCGACTGCGTGCCGCGAATGAGGGTGTGGGTGTATGCGTCGATTTGCACCTGCAACTCCCTGCGCAGGTGTTCGCAGAGGTCGGCGATCATGACGTGCCGCCTGTTTTAGACGTCGCCTGGGCGTTCTGCTGCGCGCGGCGCAGCGTCGTGTCGGCCACCTCGGCCGCCTGCTGGGAGTCGAACTTGTCTCGGTCCAGCTCCAACCTGTCGGCGGCCAGCGCAACGTCGGCCTTGACCTTCGCCACCTTGGACTTCGCCACGACGGTCTCGTTCTCCACTTTTTGCTTCTCCAGGGCGAACGCAGGGTCCTCCTGCATCTGCTGCGCGGCCTGCTGCGCGGCCTGTTTCTGGTTTTGCTGCAGGGCCTGCTGCGCGGCCTGGGCCAGCATGGGCGCCAACTGCTTCTCCATCATCGGGTCCAGGTCTTCCTCGGGGTCCGGCAGCGGCATGCCCAGCTGCTGGCTCACGTGCATGCGGTACGCGAACGCGGCGTGTTCGGCGACGTGGGCCATGAGGGCGCCTTGAATCATCTGCGCCTGCGGGTTCTGTCCGATGGCCGCCTGGATCTTGGGGTCCTGCAGCAGTCCCATGTGCACAGCCATGTGAGCCTCGTGGTCCTGCATCAGAAACGCCTTGGTGGGTTTGCCCGTGAGCAGCGCCATGTTCTCCGTCACCGGATCGCGCGGCTTGGCGTCATCTGGCAGCGGCACCAACTTCTCGGCGTTCTTGATCCCGATGACCTCCAGCATGGTGCGGTGCACCATTGCCAAGTCGTACACCTGCGGCGCTGTCTGGGCCATCTGCATGACCGCTTGGAACTGGATCACGCGCTGGCTCATCGTGGCCGCGTTGGGGTCCGAGACCGGGATGATCTCGACCATGCTGAAGTCCGCCTTGCGCGCGCGCCGGGACCCCGTGTCCGGATCGTAGTCA